TACGCAGGTTCACAACGCGGCACAGGCGGCACAGTTACTTCCTCTGGTGGCTTTACGATTCATACCTTTACATCTAGCGGGACTTATAACGCATAATGTTGCACCGCAAGAAACTAAGTAATACAATGTAAACGTACCAGCCCGTTAGACTGGGGTTTCTTAGGAAACAAAAATGTCAGAAGAAGTAACCTTAGCGGAAGTACCCGCGCCAGAACCGATAGTTACGGCAGAATCGGTATCTGAAGTTAGTGCGCCGGAAGTATCCGAAGCAGCAAGCAAGACCTTCACACAAGAAGAACTTGATGCAGCCATCGGTAAACGACTTGCAAGAGAACAGCGTAAGTGGGAAAGGGAACGCACGCAACAAGCACCCCAGGCTCTTGCCGCACCTGTCACGCCAGAGCAGTTTACGTCAGACGAAGATTATGTCGAAGCATTGGCAGAACAGCGTGCTGAACAAAAACTAATCGAACGTGAGCAGCGTAAGCAACAATCTGAGATTCTTGATGCGTATCACGACAAAGAGGAAGAGGCTCGGTCTAAATATAACGACTTTGAACAAGTTGCTTATAACCCAAACCTAACAATCACAGCCGTGATGGCGCAGACCATTCAGGCTTCCGATATTGGTCCAGAAGTGGCTTACCACTTAGGGGCTAACCCAAAAGAAGCTGAACGTATTTCCAGACTGCAACCTATTTTGCAAGCTAAAGAGATTGGTAAGATTGAAGCTAGATTAGCAGACAATCCTCCAGTTAAACGTACTTCAAATGCGCCCTCGCCTATTTCACCTGTCACAGCTAGAAGCAATGGCTCATCTAACTACGATACAACCGATCCACGCTCAATTAAATCAATGAGTACATCGGAATGGATCGAAGCAGATCGCCAGCGACAGATAAAAAAGCTTGAAGCGCGAAACCGCTAAATACTTCTTAAAGGAACTACCATGAGTAATTCGATTCTCACAATCGACATGATTACACGTAAGTGTCTCGAAATCCTCGAGAACAACCTTGTGATCACACGTAACGTCAACCGCCAGTATGATGACTCCTTCGCTGTTGAAGGTGCCAAGATTGGTTCCACACTGCGTATCCGTTTACCCGACCGTGCGTTGGTGACAGACGGTGCCGCCCTGCAAGTTCAGGACGACAATGAGCAATTTACAACTTTGACTGTTGCGTCACAGAAGCACATTGGTGTTAACTTCACCTCTGCTGAATTGACCATGCAGTTAGATGACTTTGCAGAACGTGTGCTTAAGCCTCGCGTAAGCCAATTGGCTTCTAGCGTTGATGCTGACGTTGCAACGGCTTACAAAGGCATTTACAACTCGGTTGGTACACCTGGCTCGACTCCTTCCACTTCATTGGTTTTGCTCCAAGCTAACCAGAAGCTTAACGAGTTTGCGACACCTATGGATCAGCGCTATGCGACTGTTAACCCAGCTGCTAACGCCGGTCTGGTTGAAGGCATGAAGGGTCTCTTTAACCCAACAGGCACTATCAGCCGTCAGTTCAAGAGTGGCATGATGGGCGAAGGCATTTTGGGTCTGGACGAGATCAATATGTCGCAGTCAATCGTTAACCACACAACTGGTGTTACGCCTGTTGCTCCTATCGTTGCAACGACTGTTGCTGCTCAAGGTTCAACTTCATTGGCAATCAGCTTCACCAGCGGCTCACCAACTTTTAAAATTGGTGATGTGTTTACAGTTGCTGGCGTGTTTGCTGTTAACCCACAGACCCGTCAATCAACCGGTTCGTTGCAGCAATTTGTTGTGACAGCTGACGTTGCCGTGTCAAGTGGCACAACCGCTACGCTGACAGTTTCGCCTGCGATGTACACACCTGCTAACGCATTGGCTACTGTGGATTCATTCCCAGCCGCTAGCGCTGTGCTGACGTTCTTGGGTGGCTCTGCTACTCAGTACGCTCAAAACCTGATCTACCACAAAGATGCGATTGCTTTTGCAACAGCTGACTTGTTGTTGCCACAGGGTGTGGACATGGCTTCGCGTCAAGTTCATAACGGCATTTCGTTGCGTATCGTTCGTCAATATGACATTAACAACGACCGGCTTCCATGTCGTGTGGATGTTTTATATGGTTTTGCAGCGATCCGTCCGGTCACAGCCGTGCGTATGTGGGGCTAAGCGGGTAGTTAGCACCATACCGAATAGACGATGGTAAATAAGGGCGGCGTAAAACCCGCCCTTTTTAAAGGAAAACAATGATTTACTTAAAACACCCTAAGCACGGCTCTAAAGTTGCAATTGCAGAAGCTGAAGCAGAATATGATGAAAGTAATGGCTGGGTGAGATATACTGTCGGTACGCTTGAGGTTGACGCGGCTCCAGTAGCAAATGAACTGGAAGTAAGACATAAAGGACGTCCCCCCCGTACAATCGGAGAGTAATATGGCTAACACAACAGCCGGAGATCAAATCACAGGCGCATTGCGCCTTTTGGGTATGCTGGCAGAAAGCGAAGAGCCTTCTGCTGCAACTGCACAAGACGCATTGGTTGCGCTTGACCAAATGGTTGATTCTTGGAACACAGAACGTCTATCGGTGTTTGCTACGCAAGACCAAACGTATTTATGGCCACCAGGGCTTAAAACACAAACACTAGGTCCAAGCGGTGATTTTGTTGGTAATCGTCCAATTGAGATTGATGATTCAACATACTTCCGCGATCCATCAAATAACATCTCGTTTGGCATCAAGCTTATTAACCAGCAGCAGTACGATGGTATTGCGGTTAAAACGGTGACCTCGACTTATCCACAGGTTATGTTTGTAAACAATGAGTTTCCAAACGTAACCATGACAGTCTATCCGGTGCCTACAAAGATTTTGGAATGGCACTTTATTTCTATTGCTGAATTAACCCAGCCTGCACAGTTTTCAACTAACTTGGCGTTTCCACCAGGTTACCTGCGTGCGTTTAAATTTAACTTAGCTTGTGAGATTGCAGCAACCTTTGGTGTTGAGCCTTCGCCTACCGTGTCACGCATTGCGATGTATTCTAAGCGTAACTTAAAGCGCATCAACAACCCTGGCGATATTATGGCTCTGCCTTACTCTATCGTTGCGACACGCCAGCGTTTCAATATCTTTGCTGGTAACTACTAATGAAGTCGCCTATTTTGGGATCAGCTTATGTTGCACGCAGCGTCAATGCTGCGGATAACCGCATGGTTAATTTGTTTCCAGAGTTGATTGCAGAGGGTGGCAAAGAGCCTGCGTTTTTAAATAGAGCGCCTGGGCTTAAGTTAATCGCAGCAATTGGAACGGGACCTGTTCGTGGGTTATGGACGTTTAACAATTATATGTATGTTGCGTCAGGCAATACGTTATACAAAGTAGATTCTGAATATAACGCTGTTACGTTAGGAATGTTAGCCAATGACGGTCCAGTCTCTATGACTGATGACGGCAATCATTTAATGGTTGCTTGTAACGGGCCAACGTTTGTTTATAACTCAACAACTAATGCTTATGGCGAAATTACCGACGTAGACTTCCCTGGTGCGTTAACAGTATCGTACCTTGATGGTTACTTTGTATTTATTGAGCCTAATAGCCAGCGCGTGTGGACGACTACACTGCTTGACCCTACATCTATCGACCCGCTTGACTTTGCAAGCGCAGAGGGCGATCCAGACAACATAGTGTCATCTATTACCAACCGATCAGAAATCTGGTTGTTTGGCGGCAACTCTGTTGAGGTTTGGTATAACGCTGCGGCAGCTGGTGCGGGTTTTCCATTGCAACGTATCCAAGGTGCGTTTAACGAAATTGGTTGCGCTGCAACATTTTCTGTTGCCAAGCTTGATAACAGTTTGTTTTGGTTAGGTGCTGATGATCGTGGTCAGGGCATTGTGTACCGCTCAAACGGTTATACTGGTCTTAGGGTTAGTACCCATGCCATTGAATGGCAGATACAACAGTACGGCAACATCTCGGATGCGATTGCGTATTCGTACCAACAGGACGGTCATGCTTTTTATGTACTTACGTTTCCAACTGCACAAGCTACTTGGGTATACGACATTGCCACACAAGCTTGGCATGAGCGTGCAAGCTTTACAAATGGCGAGTTTGGTCGTCACAGAAGTAATTGCCAAGTATCGTTTAACAGCCAAATATTGGTAGGCGACTATCAAAACGGTAATATTTACGCGTTTGATTTAGAAAAATATTCGGATCATACTCGCGCTCAAAAATGGCTGCGCTCATGGCGTGCTTTGCCAACTGGCACAAACAACCTTAAACGCACTGCGCAGCATTCGTTGCAATTGGATTGCGAGACTGGCGTAGGGTTGCTAGGCGTTACTGAGATACCTGGTCACGTTTACCTTGACCCATTGCAAATCGTTGGCGATTTTATCATTAATGATTACGTTGAAATTATTTACCATGTAGATAATTTTGTGCAACCACAAATGATGCTTCGTTGGTCTGATGACGGTGGCCATACATGGTCAAGCGAACATTGGAGATCAATAGGCGGAGTGGGCGAGTACTTTAAGCGTGTCATTTGGCGTAGACTTGGCATGACCATGAAGCTGCGTGACCGTGTGTATGAAATTTCAGGCACAGACCCAGTTAAAATCGCCATTATGGCTGCTGAACTTGATGTGGAGGCTACAAATGCCTAATAACGCTTTAACTAGAATCCCATCTTCACAAGTGCCTGTGTCTGACCCACAGACGGGAACAATGACCCGTGAATGGTTTCGTTTTTATAATGCTTTGTTTGAACAACTAGGTGGTGGTTCACCAGTTGGCAACGGCACGTTTACTACAACAGATGGCAAAACCGTGACGGTTGTCAACGGCATCATTACAGGAATAGTCTAATGTCTATTAACCTTTCAGCATTTGCTGGCGCAGGTGCGCAATTCTTTGACGCAAACGGATTACCGTTGTCTGGTGGGTTAATTTACACGTACCTATCTGGCACATCAACGCCAGCTGTTACTTACACTTCGCGTACTGGCTTGGCAAACAATACCAACCCAATCGTGCTAAATTCTGCTGGGCGCACTCCTGCTGAGATTTGGTTAGACGGCGGTGTGCTATATAAATTTTTACTAAAATCTAGCACTTTTGTTGAGATTGGGTCGTATGACGGCATACCGTCTATTAATGATCCAACAACAGCTAACAACCTTATTACAGTGGCTGGAACAAACGCATTAACTGGTTTAGCTACGCCACCGCTTGAAGGTTATACGGCAGGGTCACAATATAGTTTTATTGCGCAAAACTCTAACACTGGCGCAGTTACAATTGATATTGATTCGCTAGGCGTTAAATCAGTTACAAAATTTGGAAGCACAGCTTTAGTGGCTAGTGATATCGTTGCAAGTGCATTAACTTTAATTGAATACGATGGAACACGTTTTCAACTTTTAAACGTAAATAGCAATATTCCCAATTTTGTAAATACAAGCTATGTCATTGCTGGTTACGTTAATACAAAATACATTGTTGAACCAACAACCATTAGCGCAACGGCATCAACTGGAACAATTAATTTTGATATTGCATCGCAATCAATTGTTAGTTATACAGCAAATGCTTCTGCAAATTGGACGTTAAATTTTAGAGCTTCATCAACCGTTTCTTTAGATAGTATTATGGCAGCTGGGCAAACCATTTCTGTCACGTTTCTGGCTGCGCAAGGTGCAACTGCATATTACGCAAACGTTATAAAAATTGACGGAACAACCGTTACGCCAAAATGGCAAGGCGGGGCTGCTCCTGCTGCTGGCAATACAAACTCTACTGACGTATACACGTTTGCAATTACCAAGACTGGTATTGCAACATTTAGCGTTTTAGCTTCTCAAACAAAGTTTGCTTAACCATGCCACGCTTATCTAGAATCGGTGCTGCTTCTGCTGGGTCTTTTGGGCTTAATAGCGCATTTCGCCCTGGCACTATTGCGGTTGACTATCTAGTTGTTGGCGGAGGCGGGACTAGCGGTAGCACTATATCTCCAGCCGGAGGCGGTGCCGGTCAAGTTCGTATATTGACCGGCAACATTATTACCACCGCTACTTACATTGTTATTGTTGGTGCCGTATCCGGTGCATCAACTTTTAACAGCATTACTGCTGTAGCAGGCGGATCAGGGTCTGGGGCTGACGGTGGCACAAGCGCCGCTGGATTTAGGGGCGGGAATGGAAACAGTGTTTATTATCCACCTACTGGCGCTCCTTGGACTTCTGGCGGCGATGGCTATGCCGGAGGTGGAGGCGGTGGCGCAGGTGGAAGTGGTGGAAATGGAGCCGCAAGAAATACACCTGATTATTTTGCACAAGGTGGCAATGGCGGTGCTGGCGTTACTTGGCCTATTGACACCGTAATTTATGGTATTGGTGCTGGTGGAGTTGGCATATCAATTAGTAATACCGATGGCGTACAGCCAAACTCAGCAGGCGGTTCAGGCGGGTCAACTTATGGCTCTGGAAACGTAAACGGTGGTGTTATTGTTACCTACGTTAATTCAGTTCAATTGTTTACGGGTGGAACTGTTACGTCATCAGGCACAACACCAAATATTCGTTGGAAACATACTTTTTCTAGTTCTAGCAATTTAGTTCCTTTGGTGTAATTATGAACTTTTCTAAAGTTGTCGATGGAATTGTTGAGAATGTAATTGTTGCCGATCAATCTTTTATTGATTCCGGCGCACTTGGCAATCCTGCATTATTTTATTTGACTGACTTTTACACGCGTGGAAATGTTCATTACAACCATGATTGGCAACCAGATGGATTGCCGCCATATCGCGGTAATTATGGAGAAAATGGATTTACTTGGGATGCTGTTAACCAAGTGTTTTATGCTCCATGCCCAGGCGTTGGTTATATACTAGATCATCAAACATGGCTTTGGGTTTTAGAATGAATATTACTGTTAAATATAGCGACTCATTGTTTCAAAATACGCCATCTAAAGTTAAATTTAGGCAACGTATTTTTGAAGCACAAGAGAAAATGCAAAAATTAATAGCAGACAAGGTAATGCCGTCTGCTTTAGAAGACTGCACGCTTAAGCATTACTTTACTCCAATGGATGACAAGTATGGTTGCTGCACTTATGCTAGAGAAATGACGATCCCAAAAGGAACCGTTATTATTGGTAAGATTCATCGCCATGAGCATTTGAATTTTATAACTAAAGGCAAAGTGATTGTTTCAACCGAATTTGGTCAGAAAGAATACAAAGCACCATGCACCTTTATTTCTGAAGTTGGGCTTAAGCGCGCAGTTTACGCGTTGGAAGATACGCTTTGGACAACCGTTCATTTAACAGAACATCGAGGCGAAGCTAACCTTGAAAAAATGGAAGCAGAAATAATTGCTCCAAGTTACAATGACTTAGGATTACTTGCATCATTTAAAGCAAAGGAATTGACATGACATGGGGAATGGTAGCAGTTGCAGGAGCCACCGTAGTCGGGGGGGTGGTGTCCTCTAACGCAGCTAAAAGCGCAGCTAATACACAAGCCAATTCGGCTAGAGAAGCTACTGCGCAACAAGCTGAAAGTGCAAGGCAAGCAATTAGCGCTCAACAAGATGTTCTTAATAGGCAATTGGCTAACGCAGATGAAGCAACTGCAAGCCAAATACGCACGCAACTTGACAGTTTAAATAGAGAAGCAGCTATTTACAAACAAACGCTTGATTCTCAATTAGGCGTCGCAAGAGAAACGAGTGATGCCCAACTTGGTTTGTACAGACCGTATGAAGAAGCCGGTCAGGCTGGTCAAAACCAACTCCTTAATTATCTTGGAATTGGCGCAGATAAAGGATCGGAAGGTTATGGCAAGTACGCCACGGCTGAGTTTACGCCAGAGATGTTTAAAGCAGGCGTTGACCCAGGCTATGCGTTCCGGTTAAGCGAAGGTCTAAAAGGTATTGATCGCCAGGCTGCTGCCCGTGGTGGGTTGATTTCTGGCAATGCTTTGAAAGCAGCGTCAGGTTACGCAGGTGAGCAAGCTTCTCAAGAATATAACAACGCTTTTGGTCGTTACCAAACAATGCGCACCAACACGCTTGATCCTTATCAGCGTTTGCAAGGCGTTGGTATGGGCGCAGCACAAGGTATGGTTGGCGCATATGGCGGCTATGGCGCTGCTGCAAACGACGCTTACAGAAATTATGGCATATCTACCGGCGGATCGCAAAGTGCTTACGGCAATAATGTGTCAAACATCCAAGGCGGCCGAGGCGGTATGATTAACAATGCCTTGGGAAATTATGGCGGTCAAGTAACTGGTTCTTTAACGGGATTTGGTAATGCTTCCGCAGCCAACACAATGGGTGCAGGTAACGCTCTCGCTGCCGGTCAAGTTGGCTCTGCTAACGCCATCAATCAGAGCATTAGCGGCTTGTCTAATATGTACTATCAGAACCAAGTGTTAGATATGTTAAAAAAGAAAAACCCTAACTATACTGTTCCTGGTACTACCGCTGGCGGCTTTACTTAATTAAAGGCAAATCATGGCAATTAATTCAAACATTCCATTAGGAATCCGGCCCATTCAGCAGCCCAATATGCTTGGTATGGCGGGTCAGGCAATGGCGCTTCAGGCTGCAACGCAAGATATTGAAGGTAACGAAGCGTTGCGTAACTTCTATGCGTCTGGTGGCAACGCTGAAACGCCAGAAGGCGCTCGTGCTTTAATGGCTGCAAACCCTAAAATGGGTATGCAAATTCTTAAAAGCCAAGCTGAGACACAAAAGATTGGTGGCGAAGCATTAGGAAAAGCTTACTCAAACGCCCGCGAAAGCTTGGCTATGGTGCGTACGCCAGAAGAACTATTAGCGTACTCTGTTAGCCAATTTAATGACCCTTTGATTGGGCCTTCTTTAAAATCTAAAGGGTTAACCCCAGAAATCTCTGCTGCAAACCTTCAAAAAGAGTTGTCTACATCTGGTTTTGATGCCGTTATTAAAAAATCTGCAATGGGTCTTGATGGCTGGTTTAAAGACCAAACCACGCAGCGCGGTCAAAATATGACCTATGGCGCTACAACGCGGGGGCAAGATATTACTGATAAGCGTTTGCGTGAGCAAATGGAGTTTGATAAACAAAAGCGCAGCGTCATAGTTGGTGAAGGCCAGTTTTTGCAAACAGATGCTTATGGAAATGTATATCAAGTTGGTGCGTATGGAGCGCAGAGTGGTCCTAATGCACCGCCTCCTGCTATGCAAAATGCTTTGGCAAACGCTTTTGTTACTTCGAAACCTTCGGTCAATGCGCTTAACCAACCACCACCAAACGTAGTACAGCCTGGCTCACCAACTGTTGCTAATGCAGCCGCTATGGATGCACAAGCAAACATTCCTCGTCCTAAAGTGCCAGTCCGTCAGCCTGTTGCAATTATTGGGCCTGATGGAAAGTCCGTTCTTGTTCCACCAGATCAAGCTGTTGGAAAACAGCCTGCTACTGCGTTTACTGAACAAACTGTAGAGAAAAAAGCTGAATTAAATAAAAACCTAGAAACTGCAATTCGTAATATTAAAGAAGTTGTTAAACCTGGTGGTTTGCTTGACAAATCAACAGGCAGCGGATTAGGAAGATTGCGTGATGCTTCAGCAGGGTTTTTTGGATCTGCCACTGAAGGCGCTGTTGCTGCGGCGCAACTTGCACCTATCGCAGATATGGTTCTTAAAATGGTTCCTAGATTTGAAGGGCCGCAATCTAACAAAGACGTTGACTCTTATCTGGCAGCAGCCGGTAAATTGGCTGATGCTAGCTTGCCAAACGAGATTAGAAAAGGCGCTGCTGAAGTTATTCTTAAATTGATGCAAGAAAGAAAAGGTCAATTTGAAATGAAAGGGCAAGGCGGCGCTGCCGGTGGTGGCGCCCTAGCAGATCCATTGGAAATCAGATAATGGCGACAATTGCAAAAATTCGAGAGAAGTATCCTCAGTATTCTGATATGCCTGATGCGGCGTTAGCAGATGCTTTGCATAGAAAATTTTATGCAGATATGACAAAGCCTGATTTTTATGCCAAGATTGGTTTAGGCGCTGCGCCAACACCATCCCTTTACGGCAGTGAAGTTCCACAAGTCAACGCGCAGGGGCAATTGCTGCGTCAACCAGATGCTATGCCTAGCGAGCGCACAAGCTTTCGTGACTTTGCAGGAGCTGTTGTTGAAACACCTTTAGCTCTTAGCACTGGCATTGTTGCAGGTATTATTGCACCGTATGTTGGTGTAGCTCGGACATTGACTGGCGGTCAATACGGCACACAGGAAGGCAGTAAACAAGGTGACGAATTAGCAAGAAAAGTTTATCAAGCGCTAACTTATCAACCTCAAACTGCTGGTGGTCAAGCCACAGTAAGTGCAATTGGTAAAGCACTAGAACCATTACAGGCATTGCCTTTTGCGCAAACTTCAAGTGTTGGTGCAATGGCTCCTGCTGCTGCACGGCAAACATTGCGTGGCGTTGCAAATGAAGCCGGTTATTTAAAAAATGCAATTGCTGAAATACCTTCAGTAAAGGCGGCAAAAGAAGCAAGAGTTGCCGATAGCTTTGCTCGTGGACCACAAATTGATGCCGCAAAATTGGCGCAAAAGTATGACATCTCACTTGACCCAGCTGTTTCTAATTCTAACGTACGAAACCGTATTCGTACTGGATTAATTGGTAGCGCAGATTTAGACAATCGTTTGGCAAAAGCAAACGAACCAAAATGGACAACAGCGGTTAAAAAAGACCTCGGTCTTGGCGATGAAACACCATTAACCAATCCAAAAGTATTTGACGATATTCGGGCAAGAGATGATATTTCTGGTCCATATCAAAAAGTTCGTGAAATTAAAAGCATTGTTGTGCAGCCTGATGCAATTGGTAAAATTGATGAGTTGCGTGTCGCACCTTTGTATGGCGACACCGGACAAGCTGCGGCTACCAACGCATTTCTTGATAAAGTTAAAACTGATCTTCAATCTGGTGGTAGTGGCTCAAAACTTTTAAAAAGCATTCAACAAATGCGCCAAGAAGCGCAAAACGTATTACGCGCAGAAAAAGCTGGAAATCCTATTGCGCCTGCTGCTCGCATGGAAGCAGACGCAAAAATGAAAGCGACAAAAGTGCTAGAAAGCATGATTGACGACAACATTACGGATATTGGCGCAAGAGATGCGTTTATTAAAGCTCGTCAACGAATGGCGCAAACATACGATATTGAATCTGCAACTGATTTTGGTACGGGTAAAATAGATCCAACAAAATTTGCAAAAATGGTATCTGACGGAGAACCAGTTTCTGGCATAGTTTTAGACTTTGGAACAATTGCGTCAAACTTTCCTGAAATTGCTACGGTTGGCGCTGTCGGTCAAAAGCTTTTGCCTTCGTTTACTCGTGCAAGTCCTGGCGGAGCGTTAGGCGGAATTATCGGAAGCGCAATTGGAACACCGTTTATTGGCGGTCCAATTGGTGCTGTTATTGGCGCAGGCACAAGCGAAATTATTCGTCGTGTTGCCGCCAATAAAATGACAACACCTGAATTTCAATTCGCTCGTGCAACACCAAGAGATTTTAGACCACAGCCTAGCGTTAATGCTTTGCGTCCTGTCGAGCCTAGTCAATCAAACATTGTGCCTTTTGATCCTCGCAACGCTTTGCTTGAACCAGAAGTTCGTCCTAACTTTACAATTCCTCAAAATCCATTGCCAAGGGCTTTTGGCGACGTTCGACCAGAAATGCCACCAGCAGGTTTTCCGCGATTGCCACCTACCAAGTCAACTGAGCTGTCAGGTCTTGCAGCGGAAAATGCACGTCGTTCCCGTATGGCTGCTATAGCAGAAGCTGAAACAGCAGCAGCAGAAGGACGCGCTCCACGCGCACCTACTTCGGGAGGAATTTTATTTGATCTTGACCCCATTACTGGTAAACTGCGCCCAGCCAGCCAAGGCATTCGTGGCGCTACGCTAGAAACGTTCCAAGACTATACAAGTACGCTTCGGTCGGCGACTGAGAAGTTATCGGCAGGCAAAAAGTTTGCATTGGATGCAGCAGAAAAGATTGCTTTTGATAAGACGCGTGTTGATTTGGCTGAAATTGTGCCAGGGGTTAAAGGCCTGACTGATAAAGCAATTGCCGAACGTATGATGGATCGCAACTGGATTGAAAGCACAATTAAAACTGCGCGTGAAAAAGCAGCCGCATTTGAAGAGATTGAAAAACGTGCGCGTAGTGCTGAGATGATGGGTGCAAGAGCCGAAAGTGCTCGCAGTTCAGAAGTGTTGCGTCAAGCGACTGAAGCTAAAGGTCGCTTAAGGACTACATTAGAAGCCCTAGAGGAATCATTAGCTAACCTTCGTCCTGATACTTCTCGCAAAACGCAAGGTCCTAAAACGCGTGGGGCAATTAGAAACAATTTACAAACAGAACCTGAAGTTAAGAATAATTTAATACAGTAAAAATCACTTATTTAACTATAAAGTAGCACACCAATGATTGACAACTATTACGGCGAGGATCACAGAAAAGATATGCAACGAATCGGGGAACTATCCAGTAAATTGATTAGCTTACATGAAGATGTAAGCGAGATTAAGACTGCGATCAAAGACCTGACCTTTGCGATCACAAAACTCGCCCTGATTGAGGAACGTCAAATGGTGACTAATTCGTCTCTTGAACGTGCTTTTGCGGCTATTAGTCATGTTGAATCTCGATTGTTTGACCTTGAAAAGCTTGCACCGATAAACAACCAAAGCCGCATCTGGGTCGAGCGATTCATTCTTGCTTTGGCTGGTGCTGCCTTGGCTTTCATTTGGGATCAGGTGCAGCGATGAAGCTTGTGGAGAACGCCCGTGACTGGTCTAAATGGTGGTCGGTGCGCCTGTCTATTGCTAGTGGTGTTCTCTTAACCTTTCTTGAGGTATACCCTAATGCTATCGGAACTGCTATCCAAACTCTTCCGCCAGAAGTCAAAGGAAGAGTTAACCCAGAAATATTTCGCATCATTGGTATCATCTGCGTCATCGCTGTTGGTGCTGCAATCGTTGCAATTTACGAACGCTATACAAAGTAATGGATCGGTGGAAAAACCGTCGTAAGATGGCGTGGCTTTCGATGCTTGCCGGATTGTTCTTTCCTTTGTTGATCTTGGCTACAGAGTCCCCAACCTTGGGGGC